GCTTTCCATTCCTTGCGCGGAACGCCTTTGGGACGGCGGAGCATAGATCTTCAATATCGACTAAAATTTTCAAATTTTTCGTCACCAGGGAAAATGAAAGATGAGGTTGATCTCACTGACCGAAGTCAGAGAGATCATCCTCACCGGGGAACCGTTTCCGGGGGCCGAAACGGAGGACGTACAAAGCATTCGCTGTTGTACTGAGAACCACAGGGGCTCTCGCAGGCAGTGTTTCAATTTCAGAAACAAGAGCTGCCAACTCTTGTTCGCCTTGTCCAGGGCGGTAACCATTCCTTGTCAGCATGTGGCCCGCAGCTAACAAAAAATCGACATCGGTTACTCTTGGTGGCACGTACGAACCGTCCAGCAACAATTCTGCTTTGAAAGTATCGGCAAACTTCAAGTAGTTCACATATTTCACTTGAGCAAAAGCCATCTCCTCAAGATAGCGTTTCCCAAACGTGCGCTTGCACACGCGCTCGTACCAAGCACGTAACGCACGTCCTACCGGATTAATAAGCAAATCAGGATCATTTATGAGCACGAGCATGTGTTTCTCCACGGCATGCTGAGCGCCATAAATCTTCTCTACGGCAGGGAAAATGAAATAAGACTTCAGGAATTTGTTCGGACTCCAAGCCCAATCGTTGGTAGCTGTACGATGTACAAACATTCCTCCTAAAAAGGTAACGCCACTAGGATGAAACCAAATCTCCTTCTCAGAATTTTCTTCAAACTCTGGAATCAAACCCAATCGTTTCCATTGGTGGAGAGTGGCTTCGCGGTAGCGGTGGAACTGAAATCGTCCCTTAGACCAACAGTTGACAAAAGTCATCACAGTCGCAATCTTCTGACCAAAAACGGCCTTGACAGAAGTCAAGGGTTCACCGGTATTAGTGGTTGGCTTCTTCTTGTTCCAGAAAAATCTGCCACGTGCATCACACATGAGCCGATATTTTCCGGTCAACAAAGCAAACTGAGCACTCATATGGGTCTCGGTGAGGCCATTAGAGAGCACGTTCACAAATTTCATGAACGCGCGCTGAAACAGAAGTCCACACGACTTGTCACAGTTGACCATGTCAAGCGCACATGCAAGCCAATCACCATTCTCATCAACAAACACCGCATAATGGTCATCACCGTGCATGCACACGTGAAAACCAAACATGGTGACGGAGTCCGTCATCCATTCCCCCAGCCAATCAGACCGAGGTTTTGGGATGTAAGTCATGGAAAAAGTGAAAACGCCTGGCACTGCCGCCTCTATAGGGGTCAACTGGCATGTGTCATACCCAGTGACCGACCACATGTGCCGGCCTTCTAGATAAGACTTCAGTGGGACTGCAACAGCCATCCCTGGGATGTCTGCTTCAGCTTTGGGTGTGATAGGTCGGGTCTTAGAGGCAACCTCATAAGGTTCCGCCATTGCAGGTTGGTTGGGTATGATCTCATCCTGTTTCGGAATGATTTTATCGGGGCGGGCTAAATCACTGCCCGCCGCCCACTTCCTAATTTGTTCAATGGTCTCTTCTTTATGCGCCAGGGTCCAGGGCCGCTGTTCAATGTACTCAATCAAAGCTTGAGAATCCAGAGGCTTGAAATTGCAACCAAGCTTCTCAACCCAAAGGTCGATAGCATAGTCAGCTTCTTTCCAAGCCAATGGTTCAGCTTCATAAGGCAAGGGTTTCTCCAAACGCTGTGCTTCGATCAGGACCGCATTCAAGAAGCTGTTACTAGGTTTCACAAGCAGCTTGTCGCAGTCACTCTCGATCACAAGGGGCTTCTGGGAATTGGCAGCCACACTCATTTCGTTGAGCAAAAGCTCATCGTCGCGAATGTAGTGCTGTTCACCATCAGGCGTTTCAGTGAAAACAGTGGATTGAGCCACCATATTGGCGGGGGTAGTAATGGGCACATACTCAAATTTGTCAGCACTCATCATCTCGATCTCATCAAGCATGACTGCGCATTCCAACTCATGCAACAAAGGTTCCAACCATCCCGAAGGAGTGGCGAAATAATTGTATATCGCATGAAGCAAGATTGCTGCAGGCAGAGGCAACAATGACATGACAATGTGAGCAAACAAATTGGCAAGAGAAGCCAGCAGCATTGCTGTGTAGGTCTGCGGAAGGGCACCATCATCCAACAGCTGAGAGAAACTGTTGAACACATTCTCCACCATAGCGAGGATCACCGTAATCGGGAGGCCCCCAGCCTTCTTAGCGGACTCTTCGGTTATGGCAGTCATGACACTCCACAAGATTGTCGCAGCCTCCTCGAAGGCCGCGACTGCTTGTGGGTGCTTTGACGCCCAACTAACAGTCTGCAAGATGCGGTTGCGCAACCAATCAACAGTGGTAATCTTGTGAAGCAACTTGTTCCAAACGCGGGGTACGCCAGTGCGGCGCACTGTGGACCGGACGACCTTGACCAAAGAAGACCCAACACTTTTAGGAGTGAGGGTGTCTTTGAGCCAAGCCGCTCCGGAACACAGGCGTTCCCAGACCCAACGCAGACCCTCGAAGACAGTTCGCGCCAGTTCCAAAATAAAATCTGAGCGCGTCTGTCTCTTCGTGAGTCTGGCATAGGCCTGTGCAACTGGTTCGGGCACACCAAGATCAGCGCAAATACGCGCAGCCGTCTGCTTAAGAGCGGCATCTTGGTAGTCGTCGTGAGTAGGGTACGGACCCAGACGAACTCTGGACAAGGTGATGGCACTTTCCACAGTGGCAACACATGCACGCCGCAGAAGTGGGTGGTACTGCACAAGTTTGTCGAAATTGTGCTTACCAAGACGCTGAACCATCAGCCTATGACTCATGTCATGAAGGGTCTGATGAGCGTCAGGTCGTTCCAGACTGCAGCCAGCAGCCTTAACGACAAGGAGGGACAAGATGGAAGGAATAACTCCTCCCTGGATGAACGCCGGGCTATGCCTCTGGTACTTGACGTCTTCGCCGAGTTTGTCAACCTCGCAAAGATCAATGCGCATCAAGTTCATAGGTCCGAGCGTCCACTCGAAATGAATCGAGATTTGAAAAACACGTTCTTCAATCTGAACGTGGAGGACGTTGTGAACGAAGTAGTCACGTGACTTGACTTCGTGCACATACGTCGAATCCCCGGGTGTAGTACTAGCAAAAAACTGCAAGCGTCCGTTGACAAAAGCTCCATGGCCCTCGACATAATCAATTTCGCCTGTTTCTGGTACTTCAACTTCCACAGTTTTCCAGCGAATCTTTTTGTCGAGAACGGGTACCATAGGGGGACGCTCAGGCGGTGGCCCGCGTTTCCCTTTCTTCTGTTTCCAGTTCTTGAGTCTGTTGGTGTATGCTCGTCCGAGGTTGGGGTCTTCGTACCGCATGTGCGGCGTGCCATCCTTGTTTACGCGCGGAATCTCGTGAATTTCAGCCTCCTTGAATTGGACGGTTCCAGATGACCTTGCAGGAAATTGGTACCGATCCAAGAACAGGGATCCTTCTTCACTAAGAAA